TTGAGGGAAGTTTTTTAACCAGTGGAGTGCAGACATACAACGCTTCCACGTTCAATGGGACACAGTTCGCAGGAACCTTCACAGCAGAGACAGGCACATTTGCGCCGTCAATCACAAACAGCGATCTCAGCACGATTGTTGACAATTCTCTCGACGGGATACAAGAACACAACAATATCAATCCATCTCTAAATATAAAGCTTAACAATCAACAATCTAGTTATTCGCTCCCTCCTAGTCAAACTTGCGTGACCACTCCGTCACATTACACTTATCACTTCAATGGCAGCGGAAGCGGAACTTACGCTGTCGGCACGGTTCCATATACGGGCGCAGGGGGCAAATGGGAGGCGTGGGTAAAGGGTGCGTTTTACGACGATGCAACCAGCCCCGGCGTTGGCAGCGCATCGGTCATAGAACTGACGCAGGCAAATCCAACTATCACTTTTACGAATGGTGCAACGCTCACTCTTGCTGTGAGTAGCTCTGGATTAAGTGCGACCCTTTCTGTAATGAGTGGTGGGACTGGAATGATCGGCGTAATGGAGGTTGACTTCTATCCTGGCACAGTATGCGGCTACCAGCAACCCGCAAACTCGATGACCACACAGCGTCCAATCAATGCTGTCGGGGGTGTGATCGTCGGGACGGGCGGGAATACGGTCTATCGCTGCCTCACGGCTGGCACGCTGCCAATTGGTGCATTGACAACCGTGACAGCAGACTGCGGAACATCAACGGATACACTCCTAAAAACGCAATAGGGATGCAGTTGGAAGGTGTACGTCAAGAGGTTTGCCCGTGCACGGGCTGACAGAAAGGAACAAATATGAAGAAGATCGGCACAATCGTGATCCTGGCCGGGGGGATCATGCTTGCACACTACAGCCGCTCTGAAGTCCCACGTAGTAGGAGGAATTATGGGTTTTTCAACATGGTTAAAATCAGTGATAAGTGACGTGAGCGCAATTGAACAGAAATATTGGTAAAATAAGCAGCAAATGGCCTTGCGGGAGTAATACCGCAAACCTCAGGGGATGGCCTAAAAACTAAAATCAGGGGGAACTAGGTGGCTATCCGGCAAGATGGGACTGAGGAGATCAGGGGTATCGTCATGCAGGAAGTTACTAGACAGCTTGGACCCCTTGCCGATCGTGTGGGTCTACTCAGCAACAACATCGAGCGCCTTTACAACTCCAATGGCGGTCCCCCTGGGTTCCTTCAGACGACCAGCAAGGAGCAGGAGGGGCGCTTCAAGATGATCTTCAACATCCTCGATGAGCACATGGAGGAGATAAGGCCCATCAAGGATTTCATCACTTCGCACGAGGTCCGCGAGAAGGAACACGAGAAATTCCAGAACAAGCGCGATCAGGAAATCAAAGACGCCATGACCGCGCGGCACGAAGAAAACAAAGAGAAACTGGACGAACTGGCTACGAAGGTTAGCAAGCGGACGCTTACTTGGACAATCGCAGCGGTGGGTGTGGCGCTTGCCAGCCTTTTCGTCATCATCCTGAGCGTCTACGTCATGGTTAAACTGGCGAAAACCAGCGACCTGCATCAATTCTTTCCGCTCGATAAGCAGGGGATGGTGTACTCTGTTGAAAGCGCACCGCAAAGTGCTACGATTCCAAGCATGAGGTAAATCATGCCTGACAAGCCCAACCAGCCCATCAACACTGGCGATCCAAACCCCAACCCCAAACCTCAGCCCCAGCCCGCATTCAAGCCAGACCCGAAATGGGACGCGGCTTATGATGAGTGGCTAAAGGCGCAGGGAATAATCCGTCGAGCAGAATGGGGGAGGGATCGTAAATGATCGTCGACACGAACATTCAGGCGCTTCCGATGCTCTCGCACACGCAGGCAGACGGCTCCAACATCGGAGGCGTCCCGCCGGCCAGCTATGGGCTGCAGCTTGTCCCTGGCAAACACCGATCCCTGCTGATGTGGACGCAAGGAAACACGGGCAAGCCCACAGACTACCCCGCATGGATGGCTTATCCAGCAACACCGCGTCCTATCCTGCCCAACACGGGCAAGCTACGCGTAGAGATGGAATACGCACTCGGAGGCAATATAGCCGGCCTCAACGCGGTCGAGACAGATGTGCTGATCGTGATGAACGGCCTGAAGTTCAATCGTAGCTTCCAGTATGTGCAGGGCATTGGATTCGAGATTGCCGACGTCAATGGGAACTGGCTTCCAACGGGGATCAACCCAGGGTCACTCGTGGCGAACAGGAAATACTCGGTGGCCTTCGATAACGTCTTCGACGCGAAGACCAGTTCGACCACCAGCTTTGAACGTGACGGCGTGGTCTATTTTGTTCCTGTATCTCTCCAAATGGTTCCGGCCAAGCCGACGAATTGGAAGCCAGACGGGGTTTACGTCCAGATGCAGATGAGCTCCCTGCCAAATGGCCTACCGTGGTCCCTCAAGCTAAAATTGAACATAGCGTGGACGTAGGTTACCAAAGATTTCGTGCAATATCACATCAGAAGCGGTACGATAATCCATGGACAACGGACAGCGTATCGAGATGCAGGAACGGGCGATTGAGTTGCTGGCTAGGGCTCTCACTTCCGACCCAAAGGGTCAGGCGCTGCTTATCCGCGTGGCGAAGGTAGACGCGTTGGAAGCCATGAACATCTTGCCGATACCCGCGCCGGACTCGTATCCTGTTGGTGGGCACGAATCAGCACAGCCGGAGGACTTATGACCCGTAGGGGTGTATGAACCAATTCTTTTAACTAAGGCAGAGGCTAAAGTGGTGACGCTGCTATTTGAAGGAATGGAAGCCGATCAGATTTCAAAAGTACTAGGTGTTTTCCGGAAGACGATCAATGATCACCTTCGGCGCGTCTACCGCAAGGCAGGAGTCAAATCAGCGCTCGGCTTAGTTGCAATGGCTTACAGAAACGGGGGGTATTTATGGTGATGGATAGAATTGGAACCGTGCTCGTGCTCCTGGCGCTCTGTACGTTTGCATGTACATCCTGCGTGGGCAGTTTTACCCAGCACACGTACACGTTTCAGATCACCGCGACATCGGGCGGCGTGATCCACTCCACGCCAATTCAATTGACAATTCAGTGATGGCGCTGGAGGATTTATGACTTACGAGATGTGGTTCGACCTGCTTCTCTCGTTTCTGGTTTTGCTGCTCACTGTCCTCTGGATTGCTGAGCGGAGAGAGCGCTAGTGAAAAGTCCAAGCAATAACATGATCGCGCTTCTAACCCTGCTTGGCGCCATTGGGTTGATGGTCTATCTGTTCGCAGGTTCCCGGCAAGACCCAAGTCTGCGCATTGCGGCGCTGGTAGCCGGTACCGGGCTAGTATCCGCATTGGCTGCAATTGCCTCCACGATTTTAACCGGCAAGGATCTGACTAAGCCACGCGACCCTGCCGACATGCCCCCCAATACCACGACGACCGACACGTCTACCGTAAAGGTAGGCCCTGTCCCCCCTATCCAGCCGGCGGACCCGGCGCAACTAAAGTAAAGGAGAAACACAGTGAAGAAGTTCCTCTTGATTCTCGCCCTGATGGTGCCCTTGGCAGGATGCGCACCGGTGACAGCGCCGACGCCGCCATTGGCGCCTGGATACCAGAACACAGCCGATCAGACGATGGGAGAGATTCTGGCGGGAGCCCACGCCTTCTACCAGTCGATCCAGCAGCAGTCGGCGGCGGGGACCATGACGCTCTCGGCAACCGAGAAAGCGGCCTTCAACACGTTTGGGGTGACACTCAACGGGGCGCAGACGGTTTACCTGGCCTACCACGGCAACCCGACCGCGGCGAACCTGGCAGCAGCGCAGACAGCCGTCAACACGGTCCAAACCCAACAGGCAGCATTGCCAACCCCGAAGGTGAACTGATGAGCACAGCTACCGTAGTACCCGCAGCCACCGGCTTCTGGGCAAACTTCAAGAACATCCTTCCGGCGATCGAGCTTGCCGGGAATGTCGCCATCAGTCTTCTGGTTCCGGGCGGTGTCGCACTTGCCCCGCTGTTGTCCGGGCTCGAGAATGCCGTGAATCCGCTCATACAGTCGATTGGCACCAAGGCTTCGGCGTCGAGCGAGATCATGACCGTCTACGCCACTATCATTGGCGTGCTGACCACGTTGAAGGCCACGCCGGGCTTGCCTGCAGCTACTCTGGTTGAGATCGAAGGGTATATCACTGCGGCACAGAATGGCACGGGGGCTTACATCGAAGCTGAATCCGGGTTCAATCCTGCGCTGTATTCACCTGTGACGCCGATAGCATGACGATTCAGGATCAAGTTATCGGAGCTTTGACTGCATGGCGCGAGAACCGTGGCGGGGGTGTGGCTGGAATGACTTCGGTTATTAACGTTCTAGTCAACCGCGCCACTCATCGGGGAACGGATGTCTACACGGAAGCAGTTCGGAGACTCCAATTCTCCTCCATGACCGCCGCTGGAGATCCCAATCTCATCCTCTTTCCGGCAGACAACGATCCTCAGTGGCAGGAAGCCCTCACGCTGGCCTCACAAGCCTCCAGGGGCTCTTTGGACGACATCACCGGGGGCGCAACATCCTACTACGCCCTATCGATGACTACACCTCCATACTGGGCCGCATCAATGACCAAAACTGTAGAGATAGAGGGCCAAGTGTTCTTTAAGTCCTAGTAAAAAAAGCATACGCCAGAGCACAAGCTGGATCGTCCTTTGGGGCGGTCCTTTTTGTTGCTGAAAATAAATATCAAAATACCCTTTACAGCGGATTATGGGTATGCTAAATTGCGTACATGAGAACTTATACCAGCGGCGAAGTGATGAAGTTCCTGCGGGAGAAGGCAGAGTCTAAACGGGGTGCGCAGAAGCAACTCGCATTGGAACTCGGCATCTCGCCGCAATACCTCAACGATATTCTTTCCGATAATCGCAGGTTGACGACTGAAGTAGCGGCGGCAGTTGGTTTCCGCAAACAGCCGGACTCGTATCTGCGAGTGAAGGAGTAGCCATGAACGACACACTCTACATCGTTGTTTACCGTAGCGGCCCCAATTCCCGGTGGCAAGCTATCAGCGAGGGCGAGATGCCTGAACGGCGTATGGCGGAAAACCTGATCGAATGCAAGAAAGCGGCCGGATGGAAGAACTTCCAGTTCGCTATCGTCGAAGGCCCTATCTTCTCGCCGGACGCAATGGCTGAAGCTGAGGCAAAGCTCGAAGCCTTTTAGTTTCCCGCCCGCAGACCAACGCGATGAGCAAAACAGCGCCACGAAGTGACTGAATTGTCTAGGCACACATTCACTGCGAATCTAAGTCCTTGAATTCAGTGGGCGGGAATTAAACCTCAAGTGAAGGAGAATCATGGACACAGAAGCAATCGAAGGGACGCCGATACCGGCCACCCAGCCTGCAGGATTCGTCCTGCTGGCTCCCGGAACCATCGCCTCTGATTACGCGCTTCAGAGCCTCAACAAGGCGCTCGGGCAGGCGCAGGACGAGTTCGAGGATGCCGTGAAAAACGCGGTAAACACCTACGGAGGATGGAAGTACACTCCGCTTGAGACGCTCATCAAGGCAGTGCGGCCTTCCCTCACCAAGTACCATCTGACCATTTCGCAGTTCCCGGTCACCGATCTGGAAGAGAAGACCATCACCGTCTATACCCGAATCGTTCACTGGGATTCTGGCGAGTGGATGCAGAACGCGCTTGAACTGCCGGGAGAATTGGCGCTCGGCAAGGATGGCGCTCCGAAGTTCAATCAGCAAACTATCGGCGGCTCTCAGACCTACGGCCAGAAGTACGCATACAAGGCCATCGCGGGCATCCCTGACGGGGAAGAGATGATCGACTCGACCGACGAAAAGGGCGATCTTCCCTCTCGTCAGAAGAAGCAGTCGGACGTTCGGCAGGCGGCACAGCAGAGGGCTGGTGCAATATCGCACCAGGAAAACGCTCCCAGGGCGACCACAACGCAGCAGTCGGCCCAACAGGCCCACCAACGTGCAGCGAGCGCACCTGAGGCAGCACGGCCCCAAGCAGCACAGCTTAAATTCATCCCCCCGAACGGTCTGACGGCTGTAATCAAGGGAGTGAAGGAGATTGAGGCGCTTGCAGCCAAACCAGCCAACGGCGACATTCCCGCAATGAAGGCCGTACGGGGCAGGCTGATTGTCTCATTCCTCGGCCAGCATAACGGAGTGGAAGAGGCGTCGTGCTTCGATACGAAGTTTTGGCCTGCACTGAAAGAGTCTGTAGGTTTGGAGTGTCATTTCCAGATCGCAGAGAAGGACGCCAACGGCAAGCACTACATCAATATCGAGGATTTGATTTATGTTGCAGGGGAAGAGTACGTGGACGGCAAACCCGTACAAGGAGAGCAGCAATGAAGTTCATCGACAACGAAGGACAAGTCCAAGACGGCATCCTGCTGACTGACGAGCAGGTCGTGCAGCGGGAGAGGCTTATTACCTACTTCCACGAGGAAGCGTGCGGCGGAAATTATCATTCGTCTTATGGTAAAGACGTGAGGAAGTGCGTGACGCTCGCCAACGCTTTCGTCGCCGGCGCTATCGCCAAGGCCGCGAACACCGAACCGATTCCAGACCCCGAAGACTTGCATCCTTCACCATTCCCGACAGGAGTTGAAGCGTGAACTACGTCAAAGTTGAATCATCGCAGATCGCAGAAGTGGGTTTCGGGGAAGGTCGCTATGGCCCCGAGACCCTTGGATTGAAGTTCCCGCCCAACCGCAAGCAACTCGCCGCCGGCGAAACTGGCTCCGAGTACCACTATCAGAACGTGAGCAGCAGGACGCATCAAGCGCTCGTGGCCGCGCCATCCATCGGCATCTATTTCGGGCAGAACATTAAGAACAACCCCGCGTACCCGTACGTGAAGGTGGAAGCGGAACCGGTAATCACCGTATTGGATGCGGTAGGACCGGACCCTACGCCTGCATCCACACGTGCCCGTATTGCGGATGCAGAAAAACCTGTCTCGACTCAATCGAATGGTGCCGAGTCTACAATCGCGACTGAACCGCCCAGCACCGCCCTTGCCGTTATCGACTCGATGGCTGATGACTTACTCTTCACTCCGGGCGCCATCACCGATGCGCAGCTTGCGGCTGGCCGGCAGTGGTATCTCACCGAAGCAAAGAAGTACGACATTTCAACGGAGCCGAAGCGCACGGAACTGAAGCGGTTCGCGCGTCCACTCCAGAAGCTCCGCACCGGCATTGAGGCGCGAGCAAAGGAACTGACTGGTGCAACAAAGCGCAAGATCGCAGCCATCGATGCAGAGAAGCGCCGTCTGGTGCAGATCGTTGGCGGAATCGAGGATGAGGTATTGCGCCCTCTGACCGAATGGGAAAGCAAGGAAATGACTCGCGTGGATGAACACGCGGAAGCGCTCAAGACCATCCGCGAGCATATCCTCTATGGCGCAACCGAAACAGTCACCGATTTGACGATTCGCCTTGCGTGGTTGGAAGAACAACGGAAACGTGATTGGCAAGAGTTCGCGGTTCCGGCAGAGCGCGCCATCAATGACGAGGTTATGAGAGTGGAAGCACTTATCGACCTCGCCGATGCGCGGGACAAAGAGCAAGCCGAACTCGCCAAACTCCGGGCCGAATCCGTCGCAAGGGAACAGCGGGATCGCATCGAAGCTGCGGCACGGATCGCGCGGGAACAGGCCCAGCTAGAATCGTCGACGGAAGCGTTGCGCCTTCAAAGGGCAGCGGAAGACGCTGATACGCGCCGGGAGATCGCGGAGGGTATGCGCATCGCGTCGGAACAAGCGGCAGCACGGAGAGCCGAAGAAGCGGTCGCACAAGCCAAGCGCGACCAGGAGCAGGCCATCGAAAATGAGCGCATGCGGGTTGCTTTGGAAGCCAAGCATGAACGGGAAGCGGCTGAAGCGCGGGCAGCGGACGATGACCACAGGTGCAAGGTGAATAAGGAAGCCATCGACGCCATAGCCAAGCATCTTCCGATTGAATGGGATCTTGCTAACACGATTGTCTCAGCTATTGCAGCGGGGCTCATCCCCCACGTAACCATCAACTACTGAGATGCCATTTCCGGCCACACAAGAGGCGTTGTTTGCAGCCGGATATTCGTATGCCCGTTGGGAGCGATGTCCGGTCTGCACCCTCGATGTGGAGATTTGGAATTCACCGGGGAAGAGAACTATAGCCATGGAGCCAATGCCGTCTTTCAAAACCCCGGCAATTCGACACTATGAGCAGTGCAATCTTGCACCAAAACAGGAGGAGCAAAGTGGAAGAGGAAACGTACAAGACGCTGCGGGACGAGATAGCAATCGCCGCGATGGTGTGCATGCTACAGGAGGACAAGTACCCTCCCAGACAGACGGCGCGAGAGGCCTACGCGATGGCGGATTGGATGCTCACGGCTCGGGAATCAAGCTCTACGGAGTCACCGACAAGAACATGATCGCGGTAGGATGGCTGGACGGAACGCTGAAAGTCCAGTTCCGCTACGGTAAGTACCACTATGCCAACGTCGCGGAGGATGTGTTTCAGAAGATCAGGAACAACCCATTTCCGAATTCTCTTTTTGTTAAGCTCGTGAAGAATCACCCTGAACTCTATCCCTGCACCAAAATGGAGTAGCTATGGCATTCCCGAAGACGCTGAATGAAATGAAGTCGCACGGCTATACGTTCAAGGATTACGGCGTGTGCCGTGGTTGTGGTGATGACATCGAATGGTGGGAAACACCCAATGGCAAGAAAATCCCCATGAATCCCATGACTGGCGGCGATTCCGGAGCTACCGCTCACTGGGCCACATGCACAGAGCAAGACTCTTTCAGGAAGAAAGACTAATGCACTCACTCTTCGCCCGCAAGCTATCACTGCGCCCGTTCCGCTGGTACCAGGAGCCTGCCATCCCGATGTTCCGCCAAGCCGTCAAGGAGGGGCACAAGAAGATCGTCGGGCAGGCACCGTGCGGATATGGGAAGACGGTCATCGCCGCACACTTGGCTGTGTCGTCAATGCTAAAGGGTAACAAGGTGCTCTTTGCATGTCCGCGCATCTCGCTTGTGGATCAAACCTTAGAGTCGTTTGATGATCAAGGTATCCACGACATTGGCATCTTGCAGGCGAATCATAAACGCACAAATCCAATGTGCCAATTGCAGATCGCTTGCTTCGATACGCTCTACTCGCGCGACTTGCCTGACTTCGACTTTGTGATCCTCGATGAGATACACCTGGCCGACGCGCGGATGTGGAAGTTGATGGAGCGGTGGAAGATTGTTCTCGCCTTGACCGCTACGCCATGGAAGAAGGGACTCGGACTCCATTTCAGCAAACTCATCGTGCTTTCGACTATCAGCGACATGCTGGAGTACCACGAGAAAGACCCGTCCGTGGGGCTGGTGCCGATCAAAGGGATTGGGCCTAAGCTGGATTTTCTGAGGGACATTGAGAAACTGAAGACCGGCGCGGATGGAGACATTCAAGAGAATGCGGCGGCGCATTTCATGGAGAAAAACGAGGTCGTCGCCGATATTGTTGACACGTGGCTTAGAACTCGTCAGGAGGGGAACCACCCAGGCGATAGGACATTCGTTTTTGCTCGAAGGAGGATCACTGCGGTTGCATATCAAGAGGCCTTTGCCGCGCAAGGAATCAAGTTCGATTACATCGATGCATTCACATCCGAGCGCAGCCCGATTTTCAAGCGTTTCCGGTCGAAAGAATCCCAAGGCATCGTCAGTGTTGGATGTTTGTCAACTGGGGTGGATGAGGACGTGCGATGCATCGTCGATGCCGCTCCCCGAAAGAATCAAGCTGACATCGTGCAAGCTCTTGGAAGAGGGATGAGGCCGGCAGAGGGAAAGGAGTTCTGCTACCTGTGCGATATGGTAGGCAACGCAAACCGCTACGGATGGTTTGCCGACATTTTCCACGAGAAGCTAGACGACACGCCTCCACACGTCAAGGGAAGCGCCTACGAGAAAGATGAAGCGGCCCCGACGGAAGTGAAGAGGAAGCAGTGCTCGATATGCCGCGAGTTTCTGCCCCGAGGAGCTTTTAAGTGTTTAGTCTGCGGGAATGTTCTGGTGGTTGACGATACGGTTACACTCGACGGCGAGCTAGTGGACCTGCATCGCGCGAAAGTAGAGAAAAAGGTTAAGAAGGAACGTCTTCAAAAAAGCGAAGAGCAGGCATTCTATTCTGGTCTGATTGACTTTGGGCAGAGCCGGGGATTCAAGCCAGGATGGGCGGCGAACAAATTCAAAGAGCGCTTCGGAGTTTGGCCTCGCAATTTAGAAGTGGTCCCGATGACTCCGCGCAAAGCCGTGAAGGAATTCATCGCGGAATCTGCGCGGAAATACCGGGAGAAACAGAAAGCACAACCTGCAGTTGAAGAATATCAAGAGGAGTTTTAGCTATGAAAGTAGAACTGGAACCAGAAGAAACCCTCAGCGGATGCCCGATGTGTGCATCTGAGGCGTCATTTCATTCAACGATGATCGGAGCAAATCAAATGGTATCCGGTGCGCCCGTAGCGCCAACCGGCTCGCTATTTTGGGTGAAGTGCGAGGATTGCGGGCTAACTCAACCGGGAGTAACGGACCGCTTCAATGCGCTGTTACGGTGGAATCGGAGGGACGGATGAGCGAAATAATCAACATGCCTCACAACTCTATTATGGGAGCGGAGATGATTCTTCCAGATCAGCGGAATTGGGGAGACTATGAACGTTTCCTGTTTAGTAAGTCTCAGATTGGTGGCATGTCTGGATTCGATCCGATATGGATACCCGACTGGCTATTTCCCTTTCAGCAACAGTTGACCGAATGGGCAATCCGCAAGGGACGCGGTGGACTGTTCGAGGATTGCGGTTTGGGGAAGACGCCGCAGTTTTTGGTGTGGGCTGAGAACGTAGCCCGGCACGAGAATGGCCGGGTGCTAGTACTTTCTCCGCTTGCCGTGTCATTCCAGACTTTGGCTCAGTCTGAGCATTTCGGCATTGAGTCTTGCGTATCGCGCAATGGCCAGTTGCCGCTTGGGAAGAACATCATCCTTACGAACTACGAGAAGCTGCACCTGTTCAACCCCTCCGACTTCGTTGGCGTGGTGTGCGACGAGTCGGGCATCCTCAAGAACTACGATGGGACCTTGCGCGGAAGAATCACCGAGTTCATGAAGAAACTGAAATACCGGCTGCTCTGCACTGCCACCGCAGCGCCGAACGATTACATCGAACTCGGCACAAGCAGCGAGGCCCTGGGGGAACTTGGGTACGTAGACATGCTGACAAGGTTCTTTAAGAACGATCAGCACACGATAAAACCGATGGTCTATCGGAATCATGGAAACAATTTTCAGCAGTTAGATGAGGCGGCTAAGTGGCGATTCAAAGGACATGCTCGCATTCCGTTTATGCGGTGGGTGTGTTCGTGGGCTCGAGCTATACGCCGTCCATCGGACATCGGCTTTGAAGATGGGCCGTTCAGACTTCCTCCACTGATCGAACAGGACCATCTGGTGATTGCTGATAGCCTCCCGTCTGGCATGCTGTTTCCCCTGCCCGCCGTGGGACTGACAGAACAGCGTGACGAGCGGCGGCGAACTATTCAAGAGCGATGCGAGAAGGCGGCGGCGTTGGCGAATGAGCAAGAGTCTTCTGTCATATGGTGCCACTTGAATCCAGAGGGAGATTTGATCAAAAAGCTACTCGATGGGGAGCAAATATCAGGGAGGGACTCGGAAGATGCCAAGGAAGAGAAGCTGCTGGCATTTTCCAAGGGCCAGATCAAGCGCATCGTGACCAAAAGCTCTATCGCGGGCTGGGGCATGAACTGGCAGCACTGCTCACACACCGTAACCTTTCCATCGCATAGTTTCGAGCAGTACTACCAGTCAGTCCGCCGCTTCTGGCGCTTTGGGCAAGTCAACCCCGTAACCGTGGACATCGTAACCACGGAAGGCGAGCAGTCCGTATTGCAGAACCTCCAGCGCAAAGCCAAGGCCGCAGATGAACTATTCTCTTCTTTGGTCGAGCAGATGAATCAAGCAATCGCCATCGACCGCAGCGTTACATTCACCGAGAAACAGGAGAACCCATCATGGCTGTGAAGGAACAGGAAATCACCAAACAGTACGCCATATACAACGGAGATTGCATCGAGGTCATGAAGTCCCTACCTGCCGGACGTATTCACCTTTCCGTATATTCTCCTCCGTTCGGAGGACTCTATTGCTACAGTTCTAGCGAGAAAGACCTGTCGAACTGTAAGGACTACGACCAGTTCTTTGAGCATTACACCTTTGTTGTGCGCGAACTCTTTCGCCTGACGGTTCCCGGTCGCATGACAGCGGTGCATTGCATGGACGTGCCGACAGGTAACTGTGGGACCGATGGTCTGATTGACTTCCCCGGCGACATCATCCGACTCCATGAGCGGGAAGGATGGAAGTACATTGCCCGGTACTCGATATGGAAAGAGCCTCTGGCGGTGCGCAACCGGACAATGGCAAAGAACCTTGCCCACAAGACCATCGTGGATGACTCCAGCCGTTGCTCTGTGGCGTCTGCTGACTACCTGCTAGTCTTTCGCCGCAAAGGAGAGAACCCTGCCCCCATAGCTCATCCTACGGGGCTGCAATCGTACGCTGGCGAACGGGAGATGCCCGCCGAGTTGCTGCGGTATAAAAACTGGAAGGGAAATCAGATCGAAAATAGGTACTCGCATTGGATCTGGCGGCAGTACGCTTCCGCCTTCTGGGACGACATTCGGATAGGTAGGGTTCTCCCGTTCATCCAAGCTCGCGACGAAGAAGACGAAAAGCATGTTCATCCACTCCAGCTTGACGTAATCGAGCGAGTTCTGACGCTTTGGTCTAACCCTGGAGAAACGGTTATGACACCTTTTATGGGGGTTGGTTCGGAGGTCTACGTTTCGGTTGCGCAAAGTCGCCGCGCTATCGGCGTCGAACTCAAGCCAAGTTACTACTCCCAAGCAAAGCGGAATCTTGAAAGCGGAGTTGCGGATAACTGGACCGACACAACTGGGCAAATGAATCTGCTTGACGAGATTGACGAGGAAGATGACGGCGAGTCAGATAGCTAAACAACTCCACGGCAAGAAGGCCGGTAAAAGATGGCAATGCCGCTGTCCTACCGGCCTTCACTCCCACGGAGATCGTAACCGGAGCCTGTCCGTATGGGAATCGGACGACGGCTGGGTGAGGCTGAAATGCTTCACCGGGTGCCAGAGAGACGAGATTCTCGCGGCCATGGGGCTCAAGGTCAGAGACCTGGCGCTGAACGAGTTCAACCCCAACCCAGAGTGGGAGCAACGGCGATGGGACAAGGACAGGCTCAAGCTCTTGGAGCGCCAGCACGGGCTGGCAATCATGGCCCAGGCGGTGATACCTGGAGAGCGGAACTACTGGCGAGCGGTGGAGCGAAATATAGCCGTGCGGGGGCGGGCGCTGAGGAGTAAACTTTATCCTGAATATGCCGCACAAATCCACCGTAATCAAGTCGCTCAATACCTCATCAAAAAGTATGGCTTCGAGGAGCTATCCAATTGCCTACCCCAAAATCTAGTGCAATCTTGCATCTCGCCACTCCAGACTTTGACGCCATCCGCGCCATGACATCCGAAGACGCAGCTAAGCCAGTGGTGAACATTCTCCGCACCATGGAAGCCGCGGACGAGCGTATCGAGTCCTTGACGCGGCAAGTGTACGCGCTCAGGGGCGCCGCCATGAAGATTGCCGATGAGAAACGCATCTACGAGCAATTCGAGGATGAGGAAGTCGGCAAGCCTTTCCGCAGTTTGGATCGATGGAACAAGGCTACATTCCCGAAGTCATGGCGCTACAACCAAGAGGCCCTGGCAACCATATCCAAGCTCCCCGACGTGCCGATGGAGCAGCTTATATCCATGCCCAGGTGCAACATGGTGATGCTGGCAAACAACGTGAGCAGTTCCGTGAGAGCCTTGCCAGACGTGCTGCAGGCCGCCCAGACGCTCTCCGAAAGCGACTTCGCCGATAGGTTATCTAGGGACCACGGCCAACATCTAGAACGCAAGGAAACGCTTAAATTCACCTATTCCAAAGGTGAGGCGGAGATGGTGAAACTGGCGCTTGGGATGGTGGGAAAATTGATCGAAATAGACGATATGTCGGGCCAGCTGCTCGCTCTGGCGATCGACTACATCGCAGAGCATGCGGCATGATCGCCGCTCTTTTTGTCATGCGCGGCGGGTGCTACTACGGTTTGCCTGATGTGGACCCGTGGGACGAAGCGCTAGATGCCCGGAAGTACTCCGGTCCGTATCGCGTTGTTGCCCACCCACCATGCGAACGATGGGGGAGATATTGGGGCGGAGCTCCTACAACTTGGCCACGACTCATCAAGGGAGACGATAAAGGTTGTTTTGCTTCCGCTTTAGCGTCTGTACGCCGGTGGGGTGGAATTCTGGAACACCCGGAAGGCTCGGCGGCATGGCCAGCATTCGGCTTGATGCGTCCACCGCGTGAAGGCGGATGGGTTCCCGCTGATTGGATTGAAGGATTCCAGGGATACACTTGCGCGGTAGAGCAGGCGAATTATGGCCACCGCGCCCGCAAGCTGACATGGCTGTATGCGTGTGGAGTCCATCTACCTGAATTGAAGTGGGGGCGCGCAGAGGGAGATTTTGTACGTCTGGAGGATGGCTTTCACTCTGCCGAAGAAAGAGCGCGAGCGATCAAGACGGGAGCGTGTCAAAGGCTATCCAAGAATCAGCGGATAGCAACGCCTATACCTTTCCGCGATCTGCTCATTTCTATCGCAAGGTCGGAAGTGTGAGACTAACTAGAATCAATCCCGTCAGCGCTAAGCGCCGCTCAAAGGGCGCCGTGCGCATCGTCGGGGGCAGGGAAATCTGCTCTCAGTCGACGGCCGGCCGAGCTGAGTACCAAAGACGACGGGAACTGCGCTGGGATCTGGACCGGGGTATCTGCTGTCTTTGCGGACTCTTCGTCCCACTCGAGCAGGCCACCACAGAGCACCCCAACGGGCGTGGCATGGGAGGCAGCAAGCGCGATGACTCGGTGGAGGCTATTCGGGTCGCGCACTGGTTCGGGAACAACGCCAAGGGCTCGGTGAGCTACGAGCGGTACATGGAATTTCCGGAAGAAGTCAGGATCGCCAATTGCCAAGGTCTATGATCCCTAAAGCACTGAGCCCCGGCGAAGAAGCTTTTTGGTTACATTGCCGAGCCGAGAAGTTGGACCCTGTTCGGGAATATCTCTTCCATCCCACGAGAAAATGGCGTTTTGATTTCGCTTTCATCCCATCAAAAATAGCGGTTGAGGTTGAAGGACGCGGGCGGCATCAGAGCTTTGGTGGTTTCGAGGCTGATGCTCAAAAGTACAATGCCGCCGCTAAGTTGGGATGGACCGTTCTTCGATATACGCCGGCGATGGTGATGCGCGGAGAAGCGATCAACGATCTGATGGAGATGCTAGGTCCCCATGTTTAGTGCAAGATCGCACCGGGCGGAATAACTACGATCCGATCTCCAGTTGAGTTCTGCTTTTGTAGGGCGCCAGTTCCCTTGGCAGCCTTGTATATTTGCCTACCCCTCTTGATCGATCGCCAATAACACCCAACACTTTCAGATGTGGCGAAAAACGACTTCTCATTGACTGGATATTTGTTTTTCTTCATATTTCCCTTTCCGACGCGCTTTTGCTTTTAAACGGTCTTCGGGTGTTAGATTGTAAAAACTCCTAACCGTATTGCACCCTCTCGGGCGGTGTTTTACGCGCTCTCCCGGGACCCCCGCTTGAAGCCTTAACCGAGGACAGAGGCTTGAAACGGAGGGGCGATTGATGCTGCCGATTGACCTGTATAACGCCTGCGCTCGGGGCACCAGCCCCTCACGCCAGTTAAAGCGCCAGAGACGGTTTCAATCCTGCGTACGTTCCACCCGACACACCGAAGGTTTCAGCGTCCAACATCCTCAGCCTATCCAATGGATTTAGGCTTTGGTCGGAATTAACGTCGATACCGGGCCACGCGTTCAGCCAACCTCGACGGCAGTCTTTCGGCTGCACAGCCCAGGCGCACAAAAGCGGAAACCTTGACGTGATGCAACGAATTGTCAGGGTTTTTTGCAATTTTGTTCCTGGCCACTTGCAACCTTATCACATAGTTTGGTATCCTACAAGTGCGATTGATTCCTGGCCGTTTCAACGCGTTTTCCTTCTCGATGGCAAAACAGCTCCTTCCTCTCGGTTGGGGCTGTTTTGTTTGCATCCAACTATTCGAGGTGCCTCAAATGATCACGTTGATTATCGTTGTTCTAGTCTTGATGCTGTTCACAGATGGATTCCGCGCCCCTGAACCGCACTATCGCTACGGGTACGGTGCCCTGGGCCTGATCCTGCTGATTCTTTTGTTCTGTATGTTGCTGGGCTTGCTTCCTGGCTTGAGGTAGGGCGCTGATCGTTGACCGGACCGAGCGCCCTAGGTAGTGCGGAAGTGGAGCGAGGGTAGTGTTGCGGGTTAACTTATGAACCGATTGAAAATGTGGCGCAGGTCTCTGATTATCAAGGCGGCCCCTACCACGATCAAAACCACATAGCATGCCAAAAACAGAAAAGCTGCGATTTCGTGCGCCAAGTGAATCATCAGAGAAGTCCTTTCCATTGCAGGATGTTGTAAAGCGGTTGGAATGTGGCGAGTAGAGCTACGGCAACGATGAACGCAAGCACGGTGATGATGGTCCACTCGTAGATCGAACGCCAGGGGGTTAAAACGTAATAATGCAATAACGTTTCTAGCCAGGCCGGGCCTTCAGTGATGCGGTTGGTCATGCGTAGACCTTCTCTCTTAGCGCATCCGCCTGCATCCCAAGTACTGCCTGAGCTTCACGGCTCACGATCTTACGGTTGAGCACGGTTGCCAGGTTGAGTAAACCCTCTCGGTTCCCGCAATCGCACTGCATCGAGTTGATTCCCACGAGTCCACATTCGCACAGATAAGCGTTCTCGAGCCTCATGGCTTCTCCTGCGATTCCTGCTTTTTCCGCAACTCAGCCCGTTTGTGCCGGTCACGGCGCTTCTTTGATGCGGAGCGCTTCGGATCAGGCAGCGCTCTATGGACGTTAGCGATGGTATCTGTGAATCCATCGCGCCAAGGGGCAAGCTCGCCAGCGTAGTAATCGTCGGGCGAACCCTTGCAATCATTTGCAAGCCAATCGTCTTCTTGGTCATCAAAGAAACTCATGGCCTCTCCTGGTCGTCGTAGAGTACGTTATGGAGCCTCATGGCCCACTGTTCGCGGCGTTCGTTGATCCGTACGCGCCAGATGGCAAAGACAAGGAGCGCGTAGCCGATGGCGAGGAGGATGACCGCATTCCACGGCCAGTGCATCATGGTTTCCATTTACGGCCTCCGATCATGGTTTCACGAGTGAGGATTGCGCCGATGATCAAGAGAGTCAAATCGGCAGGGATTGAGAGAATCAAGAGCAGACTCATTTGCGATTCCTTTCGTACTGTTCAAGAGCGTCGAGCTGCAGTTCACGGTAGCGTTCGGCTCGGCTTGCCAGGCGCTCACGTTCCCGAGGCGGAGTGGATTTATTGCAGGACCAAACGTCGCAGCAGGCGGCGAAGAGGCCCAGGGATTCGATTTCCTCTTCGATGGCGGTCATAAGTTTCTCCTTTGAAACCCATTTCAATAGGTGTTTGGTGCAAGATTGCACTAAAATACTTTCGTTACCCCACTCATAATGCCTGCTCTGTGTCCGGTGAGTTATGGGTGCTCTGTGCAGTTAAGGTCCCCGCAGGTTGTACAGGCAAATTTACTAGGCGCATAAGGCCCGTCATTCGATGGCCGCTGTTCTGTGTCCGGCGAGAATAACCATTCACTTTTGAGTCGTTCCACCTCAGCCCAAGGGATTCGGTAGTCACGTCCTGCAGGACCGCCGAGTCGGTAAGCTTTGACTCTGCCGGCCTTTATCCAGTTCTTGACCGTGCCGGCGGAGCAGGAGAACTCTTTGGCCACTTGGGGGACGGTATAGTCGCGTTTGTCAGTCATTGTGGTTACTCCTCCCGAAGATGGTACGCGAGAATCTCAGCCTGTTTTTCCCGAGCAGCCCCAGCAGCAGCCCAAGCAGCAGCCCAAGCAGCAGCCCCAGCAGCATCCCGAGCAGCATCCCCAGCAGCCCGAGCAGCAGCCCGAGCAGCATCCCGAGCAGCATCCCCAGCAGCCCAAGCAGCATCCCCAGCAGCATCCCGAGCAGCATCCCGAGCAGCAGCCCAAGCAGCATCCCCAGCAGCAGCCCAAGCAGCATCCCGAGCATCCCGAGCAGCATCCCCAGCAGCAGCCAACTCATCGCTGTTAATCCGCCCGTTGACGTAGTCTCGCGCTGCTTTGATGGCCAGTTCTGGGCGTTTGTCGTCCGAGTATTTCCGCCAGATAGGCAAAACCTGTTCGGCAAAGTCGGCAGCCATAAGTCGAGCCACCTTGTCGCAATTCTCGGCTGTAGCCACCATCGCCCATAGGGTATCGTCAAGGCCGTTGATTTCAAGGACGGTCAAGATGTTAATTGGTGTATCGTCGCCGTATTCCTCGCGTGATAGCGCCTTGCGGAGGAACTCGTAGCGCGATTTGCAAGCTGATGCTTTGCGCAGGAGTGCAAATGTGGTAGTTAGTTTCACTTGTGAGCCTTTCCTCGTAAGTCGTTGATTACGTTAGACTGGTGCAAGATCGCACCTAATTGCCCAGATAACGCGCTGGGCTCGCGGTTTAGTGGGATATTGCACTAAAGTGGCCCTACAATATCTTCCGCGCATTGGGCGCACAGGTAACAGGATGCATCATTGGGGAAGCGGGCCAGACCGATAGACGGCTCCCGCGTACCATCGGCGAGGCATTTATCGCACAAATTCATCGAAGCCTCTGCTGGAGATACAAACCCGTTGTGTGGCAGCGCGATAGACGTTTTCAGTTCTGTGACCTTACGTTGAGTTTCGGTCTGGTCTATGAGGGACTGCGGCGGATAGGGGAGTGCTGCCCAGTGAGTCACGCGCCACATAATCGGCCGGCAGGGGCGCTCCATTTCTGTATGCCATACGCCATCGGCAGAAATGAATGCGAGTCCGCCATAGACGAGTACGGTTTCACCTGGGGGCGGAACTTCATAATCCACATCGCGCCACTCGATGGTTTGCAGTCCATTCATGCGACCACCACTGTCTTCCCGGCTGCGTACATACCCTTGACGATGCAATCGGCGAGAATGAGCGACTCTTCCATGTTGAGTTTGCGTGTCCGAACCACATCGCGGATGATATCCCCTCGGCGAACCGACTCGGCATCCTTGTACTTGCGGGCGATCTTCAAAGCCAACTTGCTCACTTGATTCATTGTCATTTTTCATTCTCCTGCCCGGATAACGCTCCGGGCTAGCGGTTTAGTGGGATATTGCACTAATTGCCGTGGTCGGAGCGGCGAAGGTTAAGCAAGTGCGGCGGATTGAGCATTAGCTATTGGAAATTCCCAAGTATCCTGGCAGTCGCGCCGCGCCATCACATCGAAGACGATAACGACTGTGGTTGTGTTGTCGTGGTCGACAGCGTGGCGATCCGCGTGATTCTTTGCCAGCTCAGAGGCTTTCTTGAGGCTGGTTGCGGTCTCGACCATGCCACAGCACGAATCGCTGATTTGGTAACGGTCATGAACGGTAGTGAATTGTCTCGGCATTTTTCATTCTCCTTACCGCTAGTAGCGGCTACCGGGATTACGGCTCCCGGCAGGCCGATTGATGCTACCTAGTCAAACAAGTAGTAGCCGAAAGCCGTCCGGCGCGGCTAAGGTTAGCTGGCCCGTGAAAGTATGACATACCTAACTACAGCGGCTTCCAACTCTGCTGCGCGGTCATCCCCAGCCAAAGGCCAACCCGTGCGGCGTAATGATCCCATAAGGGCATCCATCGCATTGTCGATTGCGTTCTTGAATCGTGCTGGCGCTTCTTCCCGCGCATCCAGATATTTACGTGCTTCAACTGTCAAGCTCATTTCATTCTCCATAAGGCTGGTTGCCTTCTTGCTTACATATCCACACTAACACACGATACCGTCATGTCAAGTAAATTCGACAATACCGCACAACACTTTAGTAATACGTCAACAGAGCACTATGCAGGGCGGAGGAGAGGGCTCTTTCCCTTCCCCCGCTCTCGTTCTCGTGCTCTGATGCTTTTGCGGCGGCGCGTTGAAAGCAGGGCAGATGCGCGCGGGGTGCCGGCGGCTGCGGGAGAACGGCGGGACTTGTCCGAGGAGGCGGGGCGGGGTGGCTTGGACGTCCCGACGGTGCATGGTCGAAAAAATGGGAATCTAAAGTTCTCGCTAATAATAAACAACGAAAATAATAATAAAATAGCTTGACATTGGACCCCACTAATAATAAACTTCATTCATGCCACACTGTAATCAATGCGAACAGGACTGGGAGCAGAGGAAGCTAGGCGGTGATCCTGTTCAGTGTCCAAGGTGTCATAGAACGGATTGGCGAGAGCCGAAGAAGGGGAAGAATGGAAAAACCGAAGGAAGGCTCGTATCTGAGAATGTGGAATTACCTGGCGGCATCTCGCGGTTTCCTCGGAAAGAACAGGCCTGTGTTAGCGGACCGGCAAATCCAGCAAGCGCAGGAAATATTAAATCTCCTAATGGACCCAGAGAACAACCTGGATTTGATGCGAAAGCCGTGATGTGCCCCTATACCGAGTACGATCCTGAGACCGGGGAGACGTATGGGTGCCTGTTGGCTGAGCATAGTCTGAAAATCAAGCATCGGCGCGGTCCTGCGATTTAGTGACTCCATGTGGCGGGGAGGATGGTATGACGAAACTGACTGAGCCGATACAGCGGTACTCATTTCCATCAGCAGAAGGGTATCCCGCTTTCGATATGGTGAGCTACGCCGATCATCTCGCAGCACTCGCCAAAGCGGAAGCGGAGCTGGACGCGCTCAAGGTGCAGTTGAGCGAGGCTGAATCTATGCTTCGCATCGAGTCTGAGGCAGCGCGGAATTATCAAGCCGAGAACGCATCCCTGCGGGCGCAGGTAGCGCGGCTGACGGAGCCGGCTTTTTAGTGCAATCTCGCATCAAGGTCAAGTTATGGTATTGTTAGGGAATGGCGACGGATATCTTCGACGGCCCTAAACTGAAGTCTTTTCGCAAGCGGGCTCGTCTGACTCAGATGCAAGTGGTTACGATGGCCGGTGTATCAGAGACAACCATCTGCTACCTGGAGCGCGGCGACCGCAAACCGCAAAGCCGGACCCTCCAAAAACTATTGAACCTGTACGCCACGCGGATTGACTACTGGCGGCAGTTGGCTGCGAGACTCGAAGGAGAAGTGCATGTCGAAGGAAAAGTCGATCCCCAAGCGTCTGAGTGGAAACGAGGCTCTGGACTCAATCATGGAAGCAATCTACAAACGCCTGTCGGCTCACGGCCACTTCCACAGCCACAAAGCGTACCAGGGCTACAGCGCAACCGTTAAGCTCGAATTCCGGCCGGCGCGCAGTTTCTCCCCGCCTTTGACCGATGACTTCACCGTGGAAGACTTGGATCCCGGTGTGGAGTTGGAACCGGCTATGTACGAAACAGTTGAGATCCCCGTCCGTCCCCCAAACCAGGTACGCGAGGAAGCTGGGCTAGATATGCCAGTGCAGGTAGAGGAGCGGGGTCAGTTGGTCGAGCGCTTCATCCCCCCGGCGAAGTATAAGGGCAGGCTGAAGCCCAACGGCAAGAAGCCATCCACGGCGAGCATGGACACGCCCGCGGTCCCGGGAACGAACCCGGTGAGCGATGAAGTAGTCGAGCAGTTCGGCGTACAAACGAGGCCGTAAATGACGCGCGAAGAAAAGGTCCATCAAATCGCAGATCAGATGCAGGAGTTGCTCAGGCAGCCGGGAGTTGAAATGTACCTCGTTCCTGACGCCGAGCATACGGTGCTGATTCACGGAAGGGTCAACCTGCTTCTTCTCGCGGAGTGGGTTCTGGCGAGAACGGGATAGATGCCTCCAGCCAAGTTCAAACCCGCTCGTGACAAGAGCAACGCCGAACTCAGGCGGGCCGCACTCCAGCGCCTCCAGAACCGCTGGAACCTCGACAACGAGGATGGCGAGTGGGAACCCCAGACGGAGCCGGTCATCACGCCGGGACTAAAGGAAATACCGGGAGGAATCGAATTGTGCATCCGAGTTCTTCGATCGCACGAAGATGACGATGCCCGCCAGTTCCTTGAGATGTACGACCAGTGCAGCAAGACTGACCGCGCCCACTTGCGTATCGAGGACATTGCGCACGCATCTGGAATCGGATCGCTACGCCTAAGGGAGATCGTCGGCACGGCGCTGTTTATCTACGCCGACAGCCAAGCTCAGATGATTCTATCCGCGTCCATGCCCAAGGTCATGCGTTCCACGGTGAAGGCTGCGACGGACGAAGTACCCATCACCGCAACCGTAATCGAAAGAGACGGCGCGATTGTAACCAAGGTGGTAGGAAAGACCAACGGGGACGTCAGGGCGATGGAGATGTTGCTCAAGTCTCGTGGCATTCTTCCGATCCCCAAGGGATCGCAGATCGCTATCCAAGTGAACGCTGGCGACAAGGAATCCAAGCAACTTGAATCCGGACACACCTGGAAGTACCCCGAGGACCGGCTCAAGGAAATCGTAGCCGTGACTAACCCCAAGCAGCTCGAAGCGAGCCACGTCACGACCGGCGAGCCGATTCACTTCGATCACAACAAGCCGATGGTGTTTGAAAGGTAATAAGATGAGCCAATCGGAACCAAATGGAATTTATGTTTATCAGCCGTTTGGAATACAAGACGGAAAAGAGAGATGGTCGCTCGGCTTGATTTATGGCGTCGGGGGCCTTCCAAACCTCACTCGAATCGAAGGTCTCACCAAAGACGGCGCGGAACGAGTAGCGGCTGCATTGAGGCATGAGCATTCCTGCGAGTGCATGGACGCATCGGGACGCTGCATGATCACCGGAGAGGTTTGATATTTTCTCAAAACGCCTCGCTACCGAACAACTCTCCATGCTTTCGGAGCACTCCGCCAAGTCGGAGACCGGCCTATGGATTCCCGAATACCACTCCCTTTCCCAGATCGACAGCTTCAACTCCCACTTCAAGACGCTGGCGGAAAAAGCGGAACGTGCCGACGAAGACGTGGAGTCCGCTCTTGGTCCGGATGAATTGAACTGGATTCAGAATGAGTATGCCATCTGCGCCTGTGACGACCGCTACTGGATGGAGAGCTATTTCTACATCAATGACGACAGCAAGCTGGTCCGATTCAATGCTCGATTCTCTCAGTCCATGTTGATCGACACCTGGGCCGAACGCGAAGAGGCCGGGCTTCCCATTGAGCAACAGATCCTCAAGGCTCGCCAGCAGGGAATCTCGACGCTGGTCGAAGGGGCCATCGCCAAGAAAGTAAACTTCGGCATCGGCATCAAGGCGGCGGTAGCCTCCTACGATCAGGACGCCTGCGAGCGCATGGGCGGCATGATGGAGCTTGCCTTCAACGAGATGCCCTCATGGATGAAGGCCAACCCTACAAGCGACCGCGCCGGGTCACTGAAGGCATTCGCTGCTACCAATACGCGCTTGACCTTGTATTCGGGCAAGAAGGCTTCAGGTATCGCCCGTGGTGACACTCCGTCAGTCCTTCATATCTCCGAAGTCTCAATCTTCCCTGACGCATCGAACGTGATTGAGAAGTCTCTGTTTCAGGCCGTCCACCCTTCCCCCAACACGTTCATGATCCTCGAGTCGACGGGCAACGGAAACACGGACTGGTGGGCGCGCACGTGGTACTCCAGCAGGGACTACTGGGCATCTGGCGGGGCAAGGCTCCAGCCGATATTCTTCCCATTCTTCATCGCCGTCGACTTGTTCCCCACTCCGACGTGGCGCCGCGAGCACCCCGTACCAAGGGACTGGCAGATGCTCACCGAGACTCGGCAGATGATGGCCAAGGCTGCAGAGTACGTCCACCAGACGCCTTTGATTCGCAAGTACGCGGGCGACGGTTGGAGGATGCAGGACTTTCAAGCCTACTACTGGGAGCAGGAGTTGAAGGAAGCACGGCGCAAGGGCGAAGAGAATTCGTTCTATCAGGAGCGCCCGATGGACGACAACGAAGCCCTTCGGCCAAAGAAAGACCTTGTATTCAATCTGATGGAGGTCAAGAAACAGGAGGAGACGCGCTCAGATTACACGGTCTGGTCAATCATCGGCGAGCAGGTTCAGGAGCGATACTGCCCCGATCCGGTGGACATCGACTACGATGCCGACAGGTTCCGAGTGAGCTATGACGGCAACATCACCGACCTTCGCGGGAGGATGGCAAAGACGTTCTGGTGGGAGTTTGTTCCGATCAAGCAGCCTGTTGAGACGGGCATCGACCTGTTCGACGTGGAGCGCAAGTGCATGATCTACCGCTGGCCGGAAGCTGGGTACACCTACGGAATCGGCGTGGACAACTCAGGCGGAACAGGAAAGGACGGCACCTACCTCAGCGTGAACGGGAAAGCGATCTACGGGAATGAGCCCGACTTTCAGGCTGCGTGCTGGTGGTCGAACAAGACTGACCCCTCGCTGGTGCATCCGTACATCATGGCGCTGGCATCACTCTATGGGTCCGAGATGCCTGATGGAACTCACCCGATTGTGGGCATCGAGCAGGTCTATGGCCTGGGCGACACGCCGCAGATTCAGATGCTTTCGATGGGCTGGAACAAACGCAACTTCTACCACTTTAGCCGACTGGACGGCATGAACCCCGAGCACGACAAAAAGAAGTCAAAGCGCATGGGCTGGTACACGACGGAATGGAGCCGTAACTTCATGCTCTCGCTCTACAAGACGGCCGTAGAGAATCACTGGCGCAAGGTCAATGACCCATTCCTGCTGAAGCACGAGATTCCCGCGTTCCAGATCGACAAGACAGAAGGCGGCAAGACGCGGTGGGACCATCAGGACGGCAAGCGGGACGACAGGATCTTCGGAGACGGCATCGCCTACTGCATCATGAACGATACGGAAAGCATGACCCGGCGGGTGCTGAACAAGTTTGAGGGCGACGAGGAAGAGATTGAGATTGATTATGGGTATCCAGTGGGCATAAACTCAACACTTGAAGAGATGATGGGAGCGGAACTGTGACAGCTGGATTCGAGAAGTGGTGGAGCGAGCAGGGCCGCTTTATGGACCCCGATACCGAAGACGTGCATTGGTACGACAAGCGGGAAGCTCTCGCTCGTCTAGCCTTCGATGAGGGCGTGAAGATTGGGATGGCGATAGCGGGGAATTACGTTGCCGATGATTACATTTATCCGACATGTGTGCGATTTGCCAACGGAAGAACGGTCACACTCCTCAAAGATCCGATTCCACATCTGGAAATATCTTCCACAGAGGTTAACCAGTGGGCATAAACTCAACACTTGAAGAGATGATGGGAGCGGAACTGTGAACGACTACCCTAAATCCGATTTCTCGATTTATTCGGTATCTCCAGCGAGTCGAACAGAGGCGGAGCCGCTCGTGCGGGCGCATTATTTGAAACGTTGGCCAGGTGTCGTAACCGCCACCTTGGGAATGTGGAAAGGCCCGTTCTTGGTTGGCGTAATCGTGTTCGCGCTTCCACCCCGCGAAACAGCGAAACGATACCGGGTGCATGTCGCGTGGGAGTTGGCAAGGTTGTACATCATGGACTCCGAGCCGTTTAACTCTGAGACGTGGTTTATGGCGAAGGCTATCAAGTGGGTGCGCGGCACATTCCCGGCAGTTGAAATGCTAGTGTCTTATGCCGACCCATCGGCGGGACACGCGGGCATCATCTACAAGGCTGCAAACTGGCGGCAAGATGGCCGTACCGATCAAGAACGGAAGACGCCGCGCTTCGACTATGGAGTAGGTGGTAAAGTGTACTCCCGGCGATCTCATGTCCCAAATGGAGCAACAGTGGACAGGATACCGAGAGTTTCAAAGTTTCGATTCACCTATCGACTCAGGAAAGAAACGGTGGCATCATGAGCTTTATTATTCTTCCCGGCGAGCAGAAAGACGACTGGGCATTCGAGAACGGCAAAGAGGTCCTCTGGTATCTGGAGAACCCCATGACGCGTGTCGTCCAGATCACCGCACCAATGGCCCCCATCCCTTACGGCTTTAACCGTCACAAGACGAATCAGCCAAAGGAGATGGACCGCGTATTCCGCAAACTGCACGAGCAAGAGCGGGACAAGAACGCGCAGGTCATCGAGAAGATGTGGAGCCGTGGCCGAGCTCAGTACGAGGCCTTGCGTGACAGGCTGAATCAACGGCTCGTATCGGCTGACACGAAGGTATGGGAGAAGGCATTCATCCGCGAATCGTTGCGGCTGATGAGCGAGCGCGACAATGAGGCTCAGAAGAATAATGTCTATGGTATTTCGGCGATGGAAGAGTCTCCCGCGCCACTTGAAGGCGCAAGAACGAGGGTGAACTAGATGAGACTGAGAATTCTTGACATCAACTGCCGGTGGTTCTGGTTTACTTTGTTCTTTCGCGTAGACCACAGTCCTAATACTGGCTACCACATTGAATCCAGCCTCTACGAATATCAACGGTGGTCTGGTCCGTGGTTTCACTTCTGGATGTGGGAGTCTCTGCCGGATATGAGGCCGCAAGTGGCTCTCAAGCCGCGCAGTGAAGGGATAGCTACACTTGCGCAGGCAATGACGAATCCAGAACTTAAGGTAGGCACGAAGTCGCGATTCGAGGATGTGAACTGATGGCTGAGCGAGACGAGATAAATTGGCAGTGCCCCGATTTTGAGTCTCCCGATGCAACCAAGCTCGGGTTTCTCAAGCGTTGCATCTCGCAAGGCATCGCGTGGCAGCAGGAGAACTGCAACACGTCCGACATGCAGCGGGCGATGGACATTCTCGCGGGCAAGACGGGCGGGAAAGTCTCGTCGAAGTGGGCCAAGTTCACCACGGGCGACCTGAAGCGTGGCATCTTGGAAATCGTCGAAACGCTCTCCGACATCCGCCCCTACTGGGGTTACTCGACGGACAACAAAGCCTTCCTCGAAGAAGCAAACATGATGAGCCGAGTGGCGAAGGCAATCTACCTGGAGTCCTTCGTCGACCGCGCCATCAAGGATGCGCTCCAGTTCGCCGCGGTGTCGGGGGCCGGGTTCATCTATCCCTTCTATTCGCGGTCCATGTTCGGCGCCGGCGACGGTGAGTTCGTGTTCATGGCGCTGGGGCAGCCCGACGTGCTCCCGATCCAGCTTGGACGCAGCAAGGACTACCAGAACGCCTACATCGTCACGCTGGCCATCCCGATGGGCATTGCTGAGGCTCATGCAAGGTTCCCTGAGTTCCAGCAGTTCTTGAAGCCGTTCTCGAAGAAAAGGTACGGTCGCACTAAGGGCGGCGAAGACATCAGAAGGAGCGATACGAGCCGCTGGCGCTTTCATAACATTGAGGGGCAACTCGAAAGCTATACCGACGTGTTTTACACCTACGTTCTGGACCTGAGAGTCAACTACGGCGAGGTTGACGAAAAAGGCGACCCGATTCTCGGCGAAGACGGCAACCTCATCGGCAAAGAGTTAGACATGGGCCAAGTGGGAACAAGCTGGTACTACAAAGTTCCCTATGTCGGCCAGTCAATCACGCGCTTTGAGGGCGGCGCAAGCGTTACGCGGCCGGCTACGGAGGATGATTGCCGAGTGTATCCTCAACGACGGCTGCTGATCCATTGTGACGGCGCTTTGATGTACGATGGCCCAGCATTCGACTGGCACAGCATGGTTCCCCTGGTGCCCTTCTATCTCGACGAATGGGCATGGGAGCCGACCGGATATTCCCTGTTCAACGGTACGGCGGCAACACAGGATGCGATTGATGACCTGATGCGATCGATCTACCGGGTAGCGATGGCTCGCGCAATGCCCGGAAAGGTCTACAACATCGACATCACCACTGGCGAGAAGGCCGGCAAGCTCACCTCGCGGCAAGCGGAAGGGCTTGATCCGTTGAGCCCGGACATTACCTGGGGCATCGACGGAGACATCAAGGAGCCCGTCTTAAAGCCTCCAATGCCGGAATGGTGCTACAACGTGCCCGAGTGGGTGATGAAGGTCGTAGAGTTCCTTCAGGCGTCCATCCTTCGCCAGTTGGGCCATGACCAAATCAAAGCGCTTGAGAAGCTGCGCGGCAACATCTCCGACCCAGAGAAACTGCTCGACGCAGAAGGCCCCACGGTCATGGGCACATCGCGGTCGATGGAGCGTGGATTCAGAGACCTGGCGGAGATGCTTAAGTTCCTTGTGATCCAGTACATGCCGGTGCGGACGCTCATTGACTATCTTGGCACGGACGGCATTCCAGCTACGGTGTTCGATTATTCCCCGGATATGGTGATTCCTTCGCACATGCCGGGAGAGCAGACGGTCGATCCGATGGGCCAGCCCGTTGCTTCCAGCGTGGAGACGTTGACCCGGGCCAAGACGTTCGCGCGCAATCTGCGGACGTTCATGACACCGCATTCGATGCACTACATCGCCCAGGCCAAGCAGAGGCTCGACACGCTAGCGTTGCTCGGCAAGGGTGTGCCGGTTGACCCTGAGACGATTGCGAACACGTTTGATCTTCCGAACTGGGGCAGCATCGACGGGTCGACGATCAAGGAGAAGGTTCTCAACTGGGCCAAAGAGCAGGTTACCCAGAAGGCACAGATCGCCAAGCTCGAAAAGGCGGAGGGTCTTGTTCCGCCAGAGGATGCCGGAGGGAAGCCGGGACCGAAGCCCGGTCAGGCTGGCGCGGGTAGGCCCAACACCAACAAGAAACCCGCCGCAATTGCTCAGAAGGGCACTGCTGGCGGCGGAAGAGTAGTACGGAAAACGAGTTAGGAGAATCATGGACCCCAAAACAAAAAGCGTTCTAACGGATGAGACAGCATTCAAACCAGACACGGAAACTGTGGAGGGATGGAACTCTCTACTTCGCGAAACTCTGGACTTCATTCACGAAGAGGGCCAGTCAGGAACACTCACGGCGCACTTCCGGCCCGGTGGTGTGATGACGGCATTGGTGTTCAAGGAAACAACCACGATTCCGCAGGCGCAAAGGGCGCTGCTTTCGGATAACAGCCAACCCGAGTAGTGAGCAAAATTGCTATCCGGAGAATCTATTCTGGGAGTAGGATAATCTCGAGGCGCTCATGGACCACAAAGAGAAAGCAATTCTGAATCGCCTATTGCGGGAAGCCGAGGACAACGCCCGCGAAATCTCCAAGGTCCTCCATTTCGTTCGCGAGATTCTCCGCGAACTTCAACCGCAACTCCCACAAATCACTGTTTTTTCGGAGATTACAATGCTGCCTACCACTGGTGGAAACACCCAAATCTTTACCGGCACGTTCGTACCAGCCGGTTCCGTTCCCCCCACCGACGCGGTTTACGCCGTCACATCGAACGATCCTGCAGTCAGTCCCACAGTGGACGCGACCGGCCTGATCGTAACCGGCGCGCTTCCTGTCGGATGGGTGGAGAGCACCACAACTCCCTTGGCGTACACCCGCACGGCGTCCAGCGCAAGCAATACCTCTTGGACGTTGAGCGACATCATCACTCCTTCGGCGCCTCCGGTTGGGTTCCCCTCCAGCACGACCTTCGTCCAAACCACTTAACTCGATGCGACATTGCACTAAAGGCCTCCGCTTCACGCGGGGGCCTTTCTTTGTGCGGAATAAAATAAAACCCAAATACCCAAACTACTCCCAAACTATAGCAGCGATTGAATTTGACTTAGCCTCGCCCGTGGCTCTAGAGTCTGAATCAACAACTCAGGATCACGGCCCAGCGATGTCAGCCGCTCCTCTGAATCCAAACTGAGGAGAATCATCATGGCAAAGCGTAGAGGACACAAGGGCGGCAAGCACAAGAAGCTCACCGTCGTAGGCCCCCATCTGGGTGCGAAGCACATGGCGAAGCACAAGGGTGGACGTAAGGGTCGCGGTCGGAAGCGCGCATAAGTGGGAACCATGCCACAAGGCGCACCGCAAGGCTCAATGCAGGGGGCTCCTCCGCAAGGGGGAGCTTCGCCTGCCATCAAGCTGGCAATGCTCGGACAGGCTATTCAGGGACTCGCAAAGGAGTTTCCTGGGGGCCAAGAGGGTATCCAGATGATGATGAAGGGCCTTCAGCAGGTGCAGGCTTCCGCTTCGGCGCAATCGGCTCCCCAGCAGCCCCCGGCTCCGCCCCGTTAATCCTGAGAGACTTTTGAGGAGAAGAAATAAATGACTGAACTCGAATGGCTCAAGCAGGAATCGGGACTAACTGACGAAGAACTGAAGACCTACGAGACGATTCTCGGAGACAGCAAGTTTAAGGGAATGCTGAAGAAAGTTATCGACGGCAACGGTGCATTGAGTGCCGCAAAGACAAAGGCCGAGACGGAACTGGATCAGTTCACTACCCGCTACAACAATGAGATTGTGCCCGCGCTACGGACTACCACTCAGGAGTCCATTGCTCAGTCGGGCAAAGTGGCCGCGCTTGAAGCAAAGCTCGCGAAGGCTAAGGAGTACGGCCTGATGATCGACGATGAAGTGGTTGCGCCAAAGCAGGCTGAACAGGTCCGCGCACCAGGCTCGCCCGATCCTAATGCCATCTCCCGCGACGATTTGAACCGTTTCTCCAATGCTCAGTCGAACACGCTGATTACGCTGAACGATCTGAACGCTGAGCACTTCGGCCTCTTCGGTGCGCCGTTGGGCGGCACGCAGGATTTGGTGGACGAAGTGAACCGCCAGCGGACGCTTGGAAACAAGAACTTCACGCTCAAGAATGCTTGGGAAATTAAGAACAATGTCGCCAGCAAGCGCGCGGAAGTAGCCGCAGCCGCTCAGACGAAGCGCGACAACGATTTGAAGGCGCAGTGGACCAAGGAAGAGCGCGAGCGCACCGGGAGCAACCCTCACACGCGCCGCGGCCAGCCTAGCCGTTTTTCAACGTACAAAGCATCCGATGCGAAGGCTGAGAAACCGTGGCAGGCTTCGCGCAGCAAGAATGAACGCAACGCCGGTTGGCGCGAAAATGCGCTGGCTAAGGTGCAAAACGGCGCTGCGTAAATGAATTTTAAGGAGAGAATCAAATGGCTTTTGGGCCGCTTTTTCCTGAGTTAAGCGCTACTACCCTCAACGAGCTCGTGGATGGCTATATATACCAAAACAGCTATGTTGGGACCCCCTTTCAGCGCTACATGCGAGCCTCCGGAGCATTCGATCCGTTTGGCGGCGGCGCTGGTATGCAGGTGCCTCAGCTCTATCAGGGTGTCGGTGGCGGCGCACTGTTCCCCGGCGAGGATGTAACCATCGTCGATGAGCAGGTGATCACTGCCAGCCTCTTCCAGCCCAAGGCATACGCCAAGTACAAGCTCGTGAACGACTTTGTGGTGGAGGCTCAGAACAAAGGCCCTGAGGCCCGCGTTGCGCTGCTCGAAGCCTACCTGAACCAGATGATGGAGGGTATCGACTTCCAGATCGAGGGCGACATGTTCCGCCACGGTCAGGCAGCCGGCAATGGCGTCAGCGACAATCGCCTCGCGTCCATCAACGGCATGTCGGAAGCGCTCAATGATGGAGTTTCCCCTTCGTGGGATGGCAACGTGTTCCAGACCTACGGCGGCCAGGGACGCAACGGCGCAATCGGCGCCTCGTTGAACTCGACTCCCATCTGGCTCGGCGATCAGAACGGCAACCCCGCTCCTCCGAACTACCAGACCCTTTTGAAGACCTACCTGACTCCGATCCAGAACGGCGGAGACAAGCTGGGCGTGACCTCATACCTGGGGTACTCTTCGATCACTGCAGCCTTCCAGCGTCAAGAGCGGTATTTCACGCGCGATGACAAGCACATCAACTGGGAAGGCATCAAGCTAGAAAACGCAACCATCTTCTACGACGACATTGTGCCAGCGAGCGCTCCGAAGCCTTCCATCGCGAACCTGTTCACAAGCGTGAGCGGTACCGCAGCGGCCCCGGGAGCGATTCAGACCGGGCAGTTCGCCCTGACTCAGGCCATGCTCGGCAATCAGGGCATTTCGAACCTTCCTAACCTGGGCTTCACGTCCAACCCGACGAAGAACGGCTTAGCTGGCGGCTTGAACACCATCGTGGTTGGTGAGCCTTTGTTCTGGATTACTCCGGATGTGTGGAAGTACCGAGAGGCCGATGGCGCACCGGTGAACTACTACTTCATGGACCCCGCGCGGTGGCCGGAAAACCCGTTCCTGTACATACAGTGGTTGAGGCATGTGCTGAACTTCTACAACCCCACCCCGCGTGAAGACCAGCAGTGCTACGGGATACTCGGGTAGTCAAACGATTTAGATTCAAGGAGATAACATGGCTCGCATTTCAACGCCGGGAATTTGGCTCCCAGGTCCACTCAATACGCTGAACAGCGTCAGCCCCACCGGGCAGGCCGACATCGCCGGGAACCCCTACTACATGGGGATGAACCCTGGCAAGATGATCGTGCTCGGGCAGAGCGAAGCACAGAACGCGGCCGCCGCTGGGACGAACCTCTACGACGGCGCGTATCAGGTTGTGCAACTTGATTCAGGCGCGACGGCTTCTCTTGCGCTGGAGGGCATGCCTGCGTTCATCCTGCTTGACTCAGGCGCGACTCAGGGCGCACAGCCCGAGACGGCGTACAACATTCCCACGGTGACCACGGCAGACCAAGCGAATACTCTTGGGTTAAAGTCTTTGTTCTGCGGTGTGTTTATCAACCCAGCTACGGTTAACGCCGCGCCGAACGGTCCGACTCCTGGCAACTACACGATGCTCTTTGTCGGTGCCGGACGAGTGCAGACCATCAACGCTGCTACGGCAGTGCTTGGGCAGCCTGTATGGCCCAGCGCGGCTGGCGCTGCGACGTTCCAAACTGGTGCAACGGTTCCGACCAGCGGCACTTCCTGGGGTCAAACTGTCCAGCCGGTAACGGGAGCAGGGACAAGCCTCACTTACTTCCCTGATATCATGTTCCGCTTCGGCGGGTTCTAAGGAGACGGCATGGCGCAAGGTGTAGGCAGTTCGCATCCGATTATCGGGCTCCAGCAGACGTTCGGGGGGATGTATTGGAGTCCCCTCGACATCGCAGGCTCTGCAAGCTACGTGCAGGGCGGTGACGCGATCAGCCCGCAGAGTTTCGGATTCAACAGTTATATCCATCAGCTTGTCGGCGGCGTGTCGCAGAGCGGTAACTATGTTGCTGTGCCCCGCGCGCTAAACAGCGGATTCACTCAGTGGCAACTGGTGTGGTTTGTGGTAGCGACAGGGCTTCAAGTGGGAGCGGCTGTCAATCTTTCCGGCGAAACGGTTCGCTTGGCTGCAATCGGGCAGTAGACTTCGGTTGTCATTTACCTTCGGGTCGGGGCTTCGCGGCCTCGGCCCTTTGTTTTGTGAGGAACAATGCTGATTGACATGACCTCGGAGCTTACCGACTTGGTGCCTGCGCTCAGCCGCGTCCGAGCCAAGCGACTGATAAATAGAAGCTTCAAGATCGTTCAGGATTCCATGCTCTGGAGCTTCCAACTCCAGCAGGGAGGATTCTCCACGCCGAACGTCTCGACGGGCGGCTCATGCACGTTCGCTCTGGGCAGTAATCAGGTCATCGGAGACGCGGCGGCATCGGCTCAGTGGCTTGCCTTGCCCTTCTACTGGAGTCCCACGACGCAGCAGATCAGGGCGCAGGGTTATTCGGTCTATTCAATCATCGCGATGGACACGACGAACCCGGCAGCCATCGTGCTGACCCTGGACCGCAACTTCATCGATCCTCTGCCGTTTTATACTGGGGTGGCTTACCAGATGTACGGCGCCTACATCCCCGCACCGGTGGGATTCAAGCGCTGGCTCAACGTGGCAGACATGTTCGATCAGTGGTCGATGGATATCTGGACTGGCCGGCGCTCGCAGGACTTGGTTGACCCTTCCCGGCAGATAGCTTCGAACCCATACCGAATGCTCCCCTTGGGCACGGATCGCCGGGGCGCTGGCACGTCGACGCCATCGGCAACCCTGAATCAGCAGCTTTACGAGCTTTACCCCTACCCGACAACGAAGATTGCCTACCAGTGGTACGCGGTCGTAGAGTGGCCGTACCTGGCCAATAACAGTGACATGCTGCCATCACAGATCAGCGAGGAAGTGGTGACACAGAAGGCGCTGACCTGGGCCTACCGGGACGCTGAGGGACGGCGCGATATCATGGCGGCGAAGGGCGCAGGCGCGAATTTCCTCGGGCTCAAGAAGGAGTCGGAGACGGACTTCCTAACGCGCCTGAAGACTTTGCGGCTGCTGGACCGGGACGCAGTTGATTCGTACATGGTGGACATGAGGGCCGCGATGAGCCGGATGACGGTCGGGCCATGGTTTAACAGTTCCACGATGCGGTCGAGCCCTTTCTAGGAGGATGTAATGGCGCAAAACAGTTCATTGATTGACGATGCCGTTGGCATAGAAAATAAGCTCGAAAACTTTCTCGGTGATCCATCGAAGGCTGCCAACCAAAAGGCGCAATCGTCGAACTGGAAGCCAGAGGCTAATGAGGAACAAAAGGAGCAGATTGAACGCGAGTCCGGACGCAAGAAGCTGACCGCCGACGGACCGACCCTGGGCGGTAAGAAGAAAGCCAAGGCGAAGACGCGGAAGGCTGCAGCGCGGAAGAGGGACTGATTGCCATACGCCTACCTAAATTTGGGCCAGCTTCGCGCTGCGCTGATGCGGCGCTTGCAGGATACCGCAAACGTCAACATTCCCGTTGCTGAGGCCAACTTATATATTATTGAGGCACTTAGAGTTTTGAATGCCCAGACTCAAGCTCCGGGTATTATTGACTTCACCTTTGATTTCAACCCCGGCGATACGTGGAACACTTTGAACTTCGCAGGCTCGCCGCGGCAGCGCACCGTTACCGACACGGACATCTACAGCCAAGTCGAAGCGATGCTGATGGAGCCGATGAGCGGCGGAACCTGGACGGGTACAAACCAGTTCAACATCACGCAGTTGGCGAATTCGCTTCAATATCGCCGCGATGAGCTTCTGTTGGCGTCTGCCGCGAATACGGTGAATCTGCTTCAATCATCTCCGTTGCTCTCGACGACGACCATCCTTCCCGACTCCACGCTGGACCTGCAGCGGGTGCGGTGGATGCCTTCAGACTCCTCTTTCGTCTCGCCATACGCTCTCGGAAGGGAAGATGTGACGACGCGGGATTCATTTGGCGTGTTGCTGACCATCCAGCCCGGGCCGCCCGACTCGTGGATGATTACGGCAAACTCCCCGCTGGCTTTCGACTGCTCTTGTCCCCCTAACCAGCCTGGCACATGGGATATGCTTGTTCCCTTCTCCGGAGCGCCGTTTGCGCCCCCTGCAAGCACCCTTGTAGGCATTCCCGACGATTGGACCCCCGCGCTGGTCTACGGCGTCTTGGCGGACGTGCTGGCGAACTCTCCGGAGGGCAGGGATGAGTCACGCGCCAAGTATTGTATTCAGCGATACGAGCAGTTCAAGAAGGCGATGATCAAGATGCCATGGCTGCTCAGTGCCGCGATTGGGTCGATTCCGGTTGACACGCCATCCTTCAAGGAGATGGACGCCTACGCACAGAATTGGGAGCAAACTTGGCCCGCTGGCGATCCTCAAGTTGTTATTGGTGGCACTGATCTTGTCTCTCTGGCACCGAACATCCCCAGCAATGGATCTATCGTTTCCGCCGTGTTGACAGTCGTGGGCAATGCGCCAATCCCGACAAGTGACTCGAGCCTTATCCAGCTCGACCGGGCGGGCGTGGATGCGGTACTCAACTATTCGCAGCATGTTTGTATGTTTAAGCAGCAAGGCAAGGACTTCTTCGACACGCTTCCACTTTTCCAGCAGTTCGAGGGGTATTGCAGACTGAAGAATCGCCAGTACTCCGCGCTAGGAATCTTCCTTCCAGACGTAATAGATCAGGGCAATCGCGGAGAAGAGCGGGATCCCCATTTTGCGAAGGAGTCGCCGAATGGCCAAAAGGCCTGACAATTTCAGAGGTTTAAATATTGCCTCCCCGGTAAATCGCTTGGGGCCGGGAGAAGTTGCGGTTGCGGTGAACACGCGCGGATACGGAGAGGGACAATTTGAACTAAGGAATCAGCTTAGTAACCCCATCGTAATCGATTCCTCCGCTATTATCCTTGACTCATCGGTACAGTCGATCTGTCGCGTCAACGACACCACGCCGGCAGGCCCTGCGGATGGCTTTGTGTTGATCTCCGTCGACGCGGCTGGAAACCTCTATGCCAACGACACGATTATTGCTATCGGGCTCAGCGGCGATCCTGTCTCCATCATTCCGTTCCGGCCCAACGCCTCAGTGCAGCCGTGGGCCTACGTGTTCGACAGTTCGCAGAGTGCGACGATCTACACTAAGTTCGCGCTGAATGACTCCTCGGCGACGTTCAACTGCTTTGGTCAACTGAAAGTTCGCTCTGACGGTCGGGTCTACAAGACCGGCATCAAGGAACCGCCTCTCGCGCCTACGATAGGCACAGGGAATAGCGTAGTTCTATTTGGTGGAGTAACCCCAAACCTATTGGCGACGGCGATTCCTTGGACCAACTACAACGGCCAGAATCCGAACTACAGTTATGGCGAACTGAACGGATTGCCTTCCCCCACTCCCGATGGGACAGCTCCATTCATTGTCGATGTGGCGAACGCTTCAACCATCACCATCACGGCTTTAACCGGAACGGCAACGATCAATGGCTTCCCTCATGCGCCTACCGACACGTCTGCGGCATGGGTAGTTCCTGCCGATCCCGGATTTCCTGGGCAGTTCATTCAGATTGCCGGGACCGGCCTGACTCCGGGCACAGCGAGTGTGGTAATAGGCGCATTCACCGATGGTGCTGGCAATGTCATCGGGAAGGGAGTGGCACCGCTCTTTGTGCCTTCCGTGGTCGACGTAGGGGCAAATATCGGTGTCGCCATTCAGGTTCCCTACGGGGCAGTGGCATTCCAGATCGGCATCAATTCGATTGGCGACACGTTCAGCGCAAACTCTGGGTCATTCACGATTGCAGGCGAAGTGACCACGGAAGCGCTTCCTCCAAACATGTCCATCCTCGGAACGCTTGCCCTCTACTACTGGGGCGATTCGCCCATTTCAGGGCCTACCGGCTCGTACATATGGAAGAACCCGGGTGACACAGGCGGCGGCATCCCCCGCTCGACTTCCAACGCCGCCGGCAGTACGACTGGGAATTCGTTCATTTTCGATGCGTCCTTTGGCTCGAGCGCAGTTCCTCCACAGCCGGCGGGGATTCCTGGACTTCCTGGAATCGGCTCTCCAAGTGTCCCAATGGAATGGTTTTCTATCTCGCCGGAAAGCGCGGTTGTAGGGGAAGCGCCCGTATTCCCTTCTCCAATCACCACAACCTATCCGACGAACACGGCATATCAGAACTTCAATTTCGTCGTTTACGGTAAGATTTACATTCCCGCCCCTGGACAGTACACCTTCGTTCTGACCTCACACGATGACTGCATTTGGGGCATTGAAGGTGCATCGCTCGTTTCAGCAGTCGCATCGGGAAGCGGCGAAAGCGCATCGGTAGGCTTGTCTAACAGCGGCCAGACTATCACTGTGGCAGAGGGGTATCCGCTTCTTCCGAGAGACAACTACACGCATGGCGATGGCGGAGATTACGCGCGGACCACGGTGGTCGTTTCTTTCGCGGCGGCTGGAATCTACGGCATCGAGATTGACTACGATTACTGGTACCACTCGGGCCGCATCCTGCTTCTCGAAGGATCACCCAAGCCGGGAGAACCAGTCACGATCATCCCGCCCTTAACCCAAGGCATCCGAACCGCTGTTTCGTATGCGTATAAATATCGCTCCTCCCTCACCGGTGCGCAGTCTAATCCGAGCCCGACTTCGACGCCAGAAACGTTACCTGTTCTCGCAAACACGATCACGGTGGTCTATTCCCCTGATCCGCAGGTGGACAAGATTGACTATTACCGCCAGGATGTGGGGCTTCCGAACTACACCTACGTTGCCACGGGGCCGAACACGAATCCTCCCACGCCGATCACTGACGCTCTGACCGACTTGGAGGCTGCGAACAATCAGGAGATGACCTACACGGACTATGAGCCCGTCCCGTCGATCGATCTGCCCGAATCGGGGACGGTGAACGTATCCGGCGGAATCATCTCCTGGGCTTCAGGGAACAAGTTCAACACGCGCTGGCTTCCGGGAACCATCATGCTCATTGGTTACCCGACACAGCTTCCCTACGTGTTCATCACGCGGCCCACGAGCAATACTCAGGTTGCGATTCCCGGCGTTCCCGATGGATCGAATCTCGTTTACAACATTGCAGAGCCATCCCTGGCGAATCAGCCGTTGCCGTACATGTTTGGGCCGACAGACAATATCAACTTCATCTTCGCGGTGGGAGACCCGCTGAGGCCGGGCACGATCTATTGGTGCAACGGAAGCAACCTGGATTCATGGGCGGATACCAACCAATTTGACCTTACAGACCCATCTGAGGCCCTAGTCAACGGAGCGATGACTGGCGGATACGCGGCGGTGTTCTCGATCAAGCGCGGCTGGGTGATGACGCCGAACTTCTTTAATGCTCTTGCCACTGTGACAGGTACTTCAGGTTCGGTGTGGACGGCTCAGGATGCGGGGATAAGCAGAGGCCTGTTCATCCCCCGCTGCCTCATCGTGCAGGGCGGAGGCAAAGTCTTCTTCCGCGTGGATGATGGGATTCACTATTCGAATCGTGGATTAGGGTCGCAGTCAATCACCGATTCCGACCTTTACCCATTATTCGTCCACGAGGGCTCGACGCCGCAGCCAGTGGTACGCAACGGCGTCACGATCTATCCGCCTGATGATTCGCAGCCGGAGCGTCAGCAATTTAGTCAGCAAGGCCCGTACATGTACTGGGACTACATCGGGCTTGGTGATGGGCAACCGCACACTCTCGTATTCGACACGGAGCACATGGGATGGATTTACGACCTCTATGATCCTCCGGCAACCATCCACGGCTCGAATCAAGGCGAAAGCATCCAGGGCAACCTCGTAGGCTGCGCGGACGGCTCTGTGCGGTTGCTGGTGTCGAATGGAGTAGAGGCGCCCGTGGCAACCGTGGCAACGCCCGGCATCGGCGGTCAGGGATGGATGACGGCATATGAGGCAACGTTCGAATACAAGTGCGATTCCGGGGCCACGGTGAGCTTTTTTGCGGTGGACGCGAATAATGGCAGCTACGCGCCCAATCCCATAATCCTAGACTCGACAGGTGGCCAGATCACGAAGTTTACGACAAAGGTTTCTCCGTCGAAGTGGAAACTTCTCCAGACGCAGTTTGATTGGTCAGACCCAAGTTTGGAAGTCTACTTGGAAGGCTGCTCAATTGCCGTGAAACCATGGGGTGGCGAGTTCAAGAACGTCCCATTATTCCGTCCAAGTGGCGGCGAAGGTGGGCAGCTATGAGCCCCTGGCCTGGAGCACCGAAGAATCCGCCAACATCGCCATCGAACAAGTCTTCGAACTGGCCTGGAATACCGAAGAGTCAGCAGTCCCCCGCCATCAACCCCCCGTCGATGCGGGCTGTTCCTGCGCTCAATGAAAACTCAACGATGGGGGATGTAGCCAATTCTATGAGGGTTGCCTTCGATGGGTTGACGGTCCATGAGCAGGCCTTCGCCAATCTTCCCGCTCAGGTGAAGGCGCAGGCGGCGGAGGCAGCGACCGCCGCAGTAACAGCATCGACTATTGTTTCACCATCATCGGGGTCCATCTCTGGAGGAACAGCGAAGGTCTCCACGTTCAATGCCAATGAAGGGAACATTATCTACTTCCCAGTGTTGGGCTTCGTGAATGACCAGCTTGGGAACCCGGAGTATGCGATGCAGAACTCCGATAATGGGAAAAAGGTCATTATTGGCACCGATTCGAGCGCCGTGGTGGTCTTCAATGCGGCTACGGTCAACGCTCCATGGTTCACGATCATCGACAATGACTCCTCCGCCACGGCAACAATTATCTCCGATTCCGGGGCGGTTTTTGGGGCTCAGTCTATTCCACCTAACGGCTTCGGGATCGTTTATTTCGACGGAGCAGACTTTTGGGCGGATGCTACCCCTGCTGCTGGCGGCGGAGGAACGATCACAGACGTTGCGGCAGGTACGGGACTCACTGGCGGTGGCTCAAGTGGCTCAGTGACTTTGGCTATCGGCGCAACCGCTGTCACGCCGGGGAGCTACACGAACACAAACCTGACCGTAAACGCAGAGGGTCAGATCACGACGGCGGCGAACGGCTCAGGTGGCGGTGGGGGCTACGTCAAGGGGATTATAGCTATTGGTCCTCAAGGCTCAGCGGGCACGTATACAGCATCGGGAACGGTGCCCGGCGCCACGGTGGGAAGCGCGGTCTTAGTGGGCGTAGTGAACTCGACAGAGGCGGGTATATTCTCCAATCTGATCGGGTATGTGACGGCTCTTAATACGGTCAGTATCCAGCTGACGGCAAATGCCGCGTTTCTTTTGGTTGGATTACCTGTGGTCGTTTTCGTCTGATAGGGGTATCCTGTGATGGAGGTGTAACTTGGGCGGTCTTGTGGGTGGCATTTTTGATTTGGCGTCTGGTGACCCCACTCAGGGCGAGCAGAAGAAGTTTGGCGCTCTGGGGGACTACCAAACCGGCGTAGGGGAAGGACTGACGACTGCCGGGGCCGGATTCAACGAAGACATCCTCTCCGGTGATCCAACCAAGATTTCTCAGGCTCTCGCTCCCGAGATCAGCGCCGGTCAGGGGCAGGTAGAGCAGCAGCGCCTTCAGGATGCCAACTTCGGTACCCGTTCCGGGGGCACAGCAGCCTCTACAGAGGCAGCAACAGCCGCGAACAGGGGAAACATCATCAACCTCGTCGGAGGGCTTCAGAAGAGCACTGCGGAGTCATCCTTGAGCCATGGTGGTAGCCTTATGGATTCCGCAAGCTCGAATATCGGCAATGAGGCTCAGTTGGCCGAGCAACGCCGTCAGCAGCAGGTAGGTGACGTGAACGGTATCGCGTCAAGCGCGGCGGAGATTGCGATGGGCATCCCTGGCGGCGCACCGGCGGCGGCTCCCGCGGCGGGGCAAGACTTGTTGAGCATGGCATCCCCGGAAGACAGCGCGCTGGAATCAATCAACGCGATGGGAATAAGTTAAGGAGAAAACAATGGCACTTCCAAGGTTGAATTTTCAGGTAACGATTCCCGCGAGTGGGATTACACCCATCATTGCAGGGATTCCAGCGAACACCGGAGCCCTCTCGGGGCCTCAGAATACCGCAGGCGGATTCACTCCGTGGGCTGTTGGCGATTGCATTGTCCAGTGGCTACAGTTCCAAAACAATGCAGCCAATCCTATCCGCTATGGTGGGCCGAATGTCAGCGTGACCACTCCGGCGGCGGTGAATTTAGGAACGGCGGGAAATGGGATGCTGCTCCCCGGCGGACAACCAGGCGGATCGGGATCGATGAGCACGCCCATCAACTACTCAACTAACTTAGCCGAATGGTACGTCGCTGGAACCCCAGGCGATGTCGTGGATATTCTGTTCCTGCCCTAAAAGGAGATTTATGCGTAAGTGGCTTTGGCTGTTCATTCTCGCGTTGGCTCCTGCATCCTATGCGCAGATCAACATTCCCGCTCCGTCCTACGTCAGGACACTTCCTGCGACGTGCGGAAACAGTGGGTCATGGGTGCTCATCTCGACGGGCGCGTATTACGTCTGCTTCAACGGTGTGCCGACGCTGGTCGGCGGAAGTGGTGGCTCCGGCACAGTCAGCAGCGGCGGTCCTTACGCCATTCCGGGCTACGGGGCAGGCACATCGACTACAGTAGGTCCGACGAACATCACCACAGATGCAACCGGCAATAACCTGAATGTACCAGGCACCGTCGCGGCTGGCACTGTGGTACCCGCTGCATTAGATAATAGTATTTATGCTGTTGGCTATGGTGTCAAAGCCGATGGCCAGACCGTGGGAGATGCTAGCACGGTTGTTACATCTTCCACTATCACATGTCCCGCCAGCGATTGCAATTTCACTGCTACGGACGTGGGAAAAATCGCCTTCGTTACGAGCATGACGCAAGATATTACGATGGCAGATTCTGGCGTTGTTGTTGCCCGAAGCACGATCACTATAGTGAACAATGCGCAGTCTATTACAGTATCTCCGGGTTCTGCGAATGGAACTTACACCGGACAGGCACGACTTGTATGGGGTCATCTTGACAGTGCTGCTTACAACGTGACGCAGACCACTGCAAATGACTCGCTATTCGCCGCATGGACCGCAGCACAGTCCAACTGCCAGCCGTTAGTGCTCCCGGCTGGTTACATGCTTGTTGAGCAACCCGAATTCTATACCTACTCGACGACGACTGGATGCGCAGAAGTTAACACGAATCTGGCACTCAGAAAAGGCTATGAGATTAGTGGGTCTGGTTCCCAATCAACATTTATAGTTCCCACTCCCGCAATGCTCGGAACTAACTGCACCGGACCAAACACCGCACAAAATGGGTGTTTCTTTTCTGTGCCAACTATTTCGCTCAACCATCTCGCCATTTTTGGCGCTGGAAATGGAACGCTTGACAGCAGTTTCAACGGCAAAGCAGCAATTTTGGTTCCGTCTATATCGGTTGGAACGAACTTCTTCTTTAACGATGTTGCCCTTTTGGGATGGGGCGGCGAGACAGCAAATTTTACCGGGGTAAGCATCGGGGGTACGAGCCCAAATCTTTCCAACGGGTTCATGGACAAAGTTGGTCTAGAAGGATTCGGGAATACACAACTGTTGGTAAACATGGCTATACAGGCCCCTCTCACCTTCACAAACGGTTACAACGTACTATGCGGACTGTCATGTCTCACGCTTAACGCAGGGACTATGTTCAGCAACTCGAACTCTTATGGGTTCGCAGTTTCTACAACACGGGATATGTTTACAGTCGATGCATCGGGTATGTTCTACTCAACTAATGATGCATTTCCTTGGGCTGCTGCT